GCTGTCCATGTTTCCGCCAGCAGCGTTCAACAGATCGCGAACTTGACCATTCCAGAGTGTTGGACTCATGTACCACTTGTGGTTCAATCCACGCTCTTGACCAGCAGCAACAACAGCGGCGGTCAAGTCAGTGAGTGCAAGAGCACCAACCGAAGCGACATTTGTGTCGGCAACAAGTGCATCGCCTTCGATGCCGCCGGTGTAAACGCTTCCGCCTGTGAACAGGTTCTCGTCTTCTGCTTTCGCGAAGCCCCAAGCCAAGTCACGGACGATAGTGTCAGTCATGCTGATAAGCGAATCTTCGCTGATCTCAGTTGACATCTTGACAAGACCAGCCATTTTCTTGGCGGTCAGTGAAACTTGAGAGAAAGTCAAATCGCTCTCGGTGATCGCAGCAGCTTCGCCCGGATAGAAGATGGTCGAGTGTCCAACCAACTTAGGAACGGCCCAAGTCATGGCACCCATGACAACGCGACGACATGCACTGCGAGCAACGCCGTACTCTTCAACCAAGTTGATCAACTCAGATGCAAGTGGCGTTGGGACGCTGTAGCCACCCTTGTCGTCAGTTCCGACAGACTGTGCTGCCATGAACTCACGTGCTTGACGGTCGCCAGCAGTCGCGAGCAGGAACTGGCCTGCTTCGTATGCGTTCTCGCTGGAGGCAAAGACGTTCGACTTGTTGTACTTTGCAGCAGCAGGGATCTTGTTTTCCATCTTAGGCTCTTCGATTTTCTCGGGTTTGGGTTGTACGTTGGCGGCTGGCTTCTCTGCTGCTGCACGGCGTGCAACAACCTCTGCCTTGGCTGCCTCAAAAACTCTTGCGGAATCCAACTTGGACTCCAAATCTTTTGCTTCGTTGTTGAGAGCAAGGAACTGGCCCTGCTGCTCTTCAGTTGGCTCATCGCCATTGATGTCTGCCAGTGCTTCCAATTCGACACTGATATCTTCCAAGCGAGCCTGAATCTCTACGATTTTCATCTTTTTTCCTGTAGGCGGGTAAAAACTTGCCAGTGGTAAGTTGGCAAGGTTTCCCTTGCCTGTGATTTGCCATGGTACACTATTTTGACTATTTTGTCAAGGAATACCTAGTTTGACCTTGACTTGAGCCGGATTCTTCGTGCAGTAGCCTCGATCTTAGCCTTCCAGACAGGCCCGATTGACTTGGCAGCCGCTTCGGGCTTTACCGATGCTTTCGCCTTTCCGCCGGGCTTAATCTCGTTAACCTCGTCCACCAGACCAGCCTCAAGTGCCTCTTTAGCGGAGAACCATGTCTCTGCTGCCATGATCTCAAGCCATTCGTCTGCGGACTTCTCAGACCGGTCGGCGTATGCCTGAGCGATGTCACGGTCCATTGCTTCAAGGATGGTTGCCATGCTCTTGAACTCTCGGCAGTTTCCCATCGAGACACACCAAGCGGAGTGAACCATCATTCGACCAGTGGAGTTGATGATGACGTGGTCTGCTGCACTTGCGATCACAGTTGCAATCGAAGCGGCCAATGCGTCGATGTGTACGGTAACCTTGCCGGGGTACTGGCAGATAGCGTTGTAGATGCTCAGGCCGTCTGTGACGCTTCCGCCCTCTGAGTCCAAGTGGATTGTCACGTCTTCTCCAGCGTGCCCTGAGATGGCATCTAGGAAGTCATTGGCACTGATGTGATTCTCGAAGTCGCCAATTCCACCACGCATAGTGATGGTGCCTGCCTCTGGGGTTGTTTCAAATTTCATCTTAGTTCTCTTCCTTTGGTTGGGTTTGGTCTTCTGCTGGCAGTCCCAGCGTGTCTGCTTCGTTCTCTTCAGTGTCTACGACTTCAACGGATTCAGTGACAGGCGTCAGTGAACTGGTCGGGCCGTAGTCATCGTCCCCGCCTTCGACTGGGTTCAGGCCGTGGATTTTTCGTGCCTCGTTCATGCTCATAACACCCTGCTGGCGAAGGTTCGCAGTATAGTTCGCGAGAAACTCAGTGTTGTTAGCATGCAAGATGTTTGCATCGAGAACGTACCTGAAGTTATAGGAGTTCTTCTGACGCTGAGACAAGAGTTTCATGTCAGCCTCGTGCTCAAACTTCGAGATCCAGCGACCAAGGCAGTTGGTGATATACGCCGACTGACGCTCTGTGACGCTCTTGTAAGACGCACCGGTGTTGTCGCCAAGGATTGTCTCAAGCAGAAAAGCGATTGCCATTGACTCACGTTGGAACAGTCGGCTGTCCTTGTAGCTCGCACCGTTGCCGTCTGCTGGGAGAACCTTTGCAGTCATCCCTTCGCGAACCATTCCGGTTTTTCCACTCTTGGAAACACCCTCGTGTGCCTCATTGAACTGGTCAAGGAATGTCTGAGCCTCTTTTGCGGTACGGAAGGCACCACGGGGAGCCTCAAGAAGCAAGCCCGGGCGTCCCGCATTGCGGAACATCGAGCCAGTTGCCTCTGCACCAGCGATTGACAGCCCGAACTGGTCACGCATGATGTCAATCATGCTTTCTCCCCAGAGTCCGTTTCTCGTGATTCCCATTATGTAAAACACATCGCGGTCGGGGATCTTGTAACTGCCGTCACCCATAGCTTCGCCGTTCATCAGGGATGCATCGTCCACAGTAACGTAGTGCCATCGCTCGCCATCGTGGATGACAGTCGTGCAGTTCTCAGCCTGCAATGGGATCAAGCCGACCGGTTGCCCCTGACTGTTTCGCTCGATGTATGCACGGGCATTGCCGTACAGCAGTGCGTCAACCATGAGCTTCTCAACCAGCGTGAACTTTGTCACGAACTCGTGGGGACGTGCCCACACGCGAGCACCAGCATCTGCCAGAAACGTGTTGACCTCGTTGTTCTTTGTCTCTTTGCACTCAAGAGGCATAACTGCAAGGTGCCCACTGATCTTGCTAACAGCATTGTAGACAGTGGGGATCGACATGACTGATCGCCAGTCAATCGTGATGCCAGCAGAGGACTTGTTGCCCCCGCCAAATGCTTCGACCAACCAGTTCGCTGGGTTGAGCGTCCCTGATGTCGCTGTGTTGAACATTTGCCCAACCTTGCTTGTAAAACTCATTCGTCTTTTCCTAAGTTAAGAAGTAACCGCTGGTTCTGGGCGGTGCATGCATGGCTCTACTCAGAGCCATTGTCATCGACACAACACCGTCAATCTTTTCTGCTGAATCTTTTTTGCTATACATCACACGCTCGTTTCGGTCCTCGATGAGAACAGCATTGCTGACCATCCACCGAAGACATGGATTCCCATCGTGCCTGAATCTCCCATCCTTGATGCACTGCCTGAGAACCGTTATTGGCTCATTGAACATGCGACAACTCTGCGTCATCGACATGGGAATCAGGCCCTCGCTCTCAACGTACTCGCCAGTCTTCTGTGCACCGTATGGGTCGAACGCAACCTCTTGGCAACCCAACTTGTAGCACTGACGCACAAGGTCTTTTTCAAGTTCAGACACTGGGTACTTGCTGGTCCGTATCAGCCCAGCGTCAACGAAGTCAACGAACGGCTTGATTGTGATGTCACGCTCTGTGTCCATCGCAAGATACTGCCACGTCCTGCCCTCGTATCGGTACACTGGGGTAGGTTCACTGTCCTCGTCTGGCTGGATTGTCTCACCTGTGTCGAATCGTGCCACGAGAGAGAACGAGCCTAAGTCGTCACGCCCTCCGATGTCCACCCCACCTCCGATTGCGTCAGCCTCATTCCAGTCGCTAAGTTCACCAGCACATGCATCCCACTCGTCGAGATTGAACGCAGCGTCTGTGTTGGTGACCATCTGGTTACAGTGATACCTACGCCACCTGTTCTCTACAAGCTTGTCGGTCATTGCTGGTCGCATCTGGTCGATCAGGTATTCAGGTTGACACGTCACACCAAGGCATGGATTAGCCTTGATGAAATTGACCTCATCAAATACATCGTCCGCCTCATCCATCTCATAGTTGAGGCTGAAGTACGATTCATCTCTGAACTCGTCCCTTGCAATTCCACTTGCGTATTTATACTGCTCTATCCATACATGAGATGCAGTGTTGCCCGCAGTCGTAATGAATAAGACAAGTGGCTGGACCCGTGCACCAGAGCCTGTGAGCATCGTGTCGAGAAACTCTTTTTGTCCACCTTCAGACCTGAAAGCATGCAGTTCGTCGATTGCCACCATGTGAGGGTTCAAGCCATCGGCAGGTTTGTCCGAACCCGTGCAGAAGATGTGCCCAGAGTTGTGTGCGTAAGTTATCTGGTGGTTCTTGATCTCACCCATGCCCATCAGGATATCTGACTGTCGAAACATTCGACAAGCCTCTGCATACACAACCCTAGTGGCCTGCTCTTTCTTGGTCGCCGCAAGAACAACCTGAGCGACATTCTCGAATCCGCCTGTTTCTGGATTGCGGTCAAACCCAGCCATGAAGTGAGCGACTGCTGCCGCAAGAGTTGACTTACCGGATTTCCTGGCTACAGAGATAAACGCCTTTGAGAATCGACGAGCATCTGTATCAACGTGTTTCCAGCCGAAAAGAGATCCAATAGCGAAACACTGCCAAGGTAGCAGCGTAAATGGCTTGCCAACATCGCGACCAATGCTGTGACGCATCAGAGTGGGAAAGAAATTGAGGACGTTTCTAGCGTGATCCTCATCGAAGTAGTAGGGGAAGTCATCAGAGCGTTGGTCATCAAGATCCCTCAGGTGACGCTTGATTGCACCCGTCACAGTTTCACACGAAGCGATCTCACCAGTGACAATGTCATTGATGTACTCGTTCATGCTCAGTATGGGGTCAATCCAGTCGCTCACTTGCCGCCTAGTTTCTTCAGAAGTGCATCGACAGGTGAACCACTGTCGGGCTTACGCTCAGGTGGCACCATTCTCAGCCGTGCCGATGGAGTCAATCCAAGTTCACCAATGAGTTTCAGGTGCGTTGACATGAACTTGTGGTAATTTGTCGTGTGGACACTTGACTTGCCGTTTCCACGCTGTGTTTCTGCTTCGATTCCGTTCTTCTGCATGTCCTTGATGCACAGAGCCAGTTCGCGATAATTGAGAGCAAAAGCCTCTAACATTATCCCGTCCTGCTCGGTCAAGACCCCCATTGCCTGGAGTATGTCGCAGGTTTCGTTGTAGATAGCCAACGAAAGATCGTCGGATTGGACAAGGATGCTAGGAGAGGGCCGACCCAGAACAGTGGGGAGTTCGGCTGGCTTCTTTGCTTTGCCACCCCGAAACGCCCCCTCTTGTTCACGCAATTTGACTTGCTTGGGTTTCGGCCCTCTCTTCATCTAGCTTTTCCTTATACCGACTGCCACCACGCAGGAGAATAGTCAAGTGCACCACAAGTGCCTCTTGACTGCAATCATCTTAGCAAAAAGCGTGCCTTTTGTCAAGGAATACCCTATTCACATAGCAGATAGTGCAACTCACCCTTGATTTCCACGATCTCAATCTCGTTGGAATCAAGCATGTCCGCCACAATCCTGTTTCTCACGCTGGAGTCAAGTTTTCTCGTGATCTTCGAGATAAGTGACTTTTGGTACTTCCCGCCTCTCTTTCTCAGCATGTCAGCAATGTACTTCCGGTCAGAGTCCGCCCTGCTGATCGACAGGTTCTTGTTAACCCGGTCAACCACTCTTTTAGTCAATTTGGTGACAAGATTGATTGCGGTCTTAACGTCCTCAGCGTCCACGCTGCCACTTGAGATAGGCCCCTGTCTGCTGCCAGCGAATATCAAGGCAAGTCTGTAGACCTTGTCTTGGGTACGCTTGAACAGTGCATCCCCAAGAGAGTTCTTGCCAAGTTTCATTCTGATCGACGTATCGTACTTCATCAGCAGGTCCCTTGCGTCATCTGTCAGTTCCCAGTCAAAACACTTGCCCATCGCTACCTCAGGGGGAAGATTGCCGACCCCACTGTGCCACGACTTCACCTGGCTCACGATGGATTCCGTTGCTTCAGCCGATTTGTAGAGCCTGCCGCATGTCCTGTCATAGTTTGCCTGCTCAAAGATCAGCAGGCGTCCAAGAAGGCCATCCTCACAGCTATCGGCAGAGAAACTGGCCCAAAACCTGTCTGGGGTCGTTGTCGCGTACAGGGACGGCAGGGGGGCCTTTACAGCAATGTTATTCGCACTGTCAGCACGGCAATTTGGCCTCCACTCAGCAGACCCTGCACGAGAGTACGCTTCTTTCATTGACTTGCCCAGCCGCCGCATGTGGGAGTTGACATCTCCTGCCTCGGCAAACAGTTCTGCCGCCTCGTCTAGTTGGAATAGGATCGCAGGACTATCTGAGATTGCCCTGACAAATCCCTCAGCAGACGACACGCCTTCTGGCCCCAATCGCGATGACAGTCCAGCCTTGGTCAAGATGTCTTCAGTCAGGTTTCTCGCAAAGTCCTTACCTGCACCAGATGGTGCCAGCCCAACAGAGAACAGGCACGGCACCGTGTTGCTGTCCTTGATCCTGACCCGACCTGCCATTGCCATTGACATCACATTCAACGCACCAGCGAAAGCCAGTTCTGGCAACCAATCCTGTGCTCGCTCCTTGTTGCACAGCATTATCTCCTTGATAAGCCCATCTGCGTTCAGTTCGTCGTCGGCAGGCTTCATCTTGCGGATTCTGTTTGAGTTCTCAAGGATCTTGTCCATGTCGATCTCTTGTGCCTCAATCACCCTGACATCGTACTCAGGTTGCTTGGTGGTGCACTCAACTCTCTCGTGACACGTCTTCAGTGCAGACCTGACAGTGACCTCCACCTCATTCTGCTCAAGTGGCGGGGAGAAGCATCTGAAGTTGTGAGCAAGGCACCGTGTCCTGACATCATCGTCTGACAGGCCAAACTGCACTTTCAGGTGACCAGCTATCTTTAGGATCTGATTGTTGCGACCACCCTCAGATGTCGAGCCAACGGACTGGAGGTATTTTTCAATCCTGTAGTCAACATTGCTGCTGCCAGACACGCTGACAGTCCTGACCACATCGGCCACATTGATCTTCTTTCCGTTCAGCCTGTCCCTCTCTGACACGAGGTAATCGCTGCACTTCCCAAGTGTCTCGGTGCACAGGTCGCCAAATGCGTTAGGGAACAGGGATTCACCAGTAACAGTAAAGTGCCTGCCCCACCTGAATATCTCAACCTTCTGCTTATTCACCTTGTCGTAGTCCAGTTTGGCAAAAAACTCCCTTGTCTCTGCAAGCGGACTTCTGCCTGCAACGAAAGCCTTGAACCCTCTCCCAGATGGCGAAACCTCGGTGTAGCAGACTTCCTTAATGATGTCATATACATTCATGGCCCAAGGCTCGATTGAACCGTCCTCTCCCAGACACCAGTCGAAGTCCAAGCCCCAGACTGGGTCATCGCACCCTCCTTCGATGTCCAGCGTAAATCC